CAAAGTAGTCATCAATCCACTCACGCTTTTTGAGTTTGTTAGATTGCTTGTGGTCCATAATTGCATCTGAACCATCATGTACCCCACACAAGTCAGTAGTACCTGCATAGATTTTTGGATAGTATAACGGAACTTCTGTTCCCCAGTATTCAGTACACTTGACTAATCCCTGTGCAATAATACTTTTAGCCATAGTGTGACTTTGAATACTATAGGGATTTGATCCAGATTCAGTGATTATACCGGTCTTGATATAATCTTCTAAAAACTTGTGCATTCGTGTTCCACGACTTGCAGCCTCAGTAGTAATTTCTTGTGCTTTTTGAATTCCAACTGATCTACGCCAATTTTGTAATGCTTGTTTACTTTCTTCTGATTTTGTTGCGTCTAGTATTGTAGTAACACTTGGTAGCTTTTCACCGTCCGGTGTTGCATATCTACGACCTTCAGGGGTATCTATGCGTTTAATTGGTTCGTATTTATATTTGTTTGGATTATACATGATTATAGTCAATTATAGTCAATTATAGTCCAAATAGCAAACTGTTTGGTTATACCCTAAAACTTTCTCCGCATCCACATTTATCACGAACGTTTGGATTCAAAAACTCAAAACCCTCATTAAGTCCATTGCGGACATAATCTATTGTCATCCCTTGCAGATAAGCAGAACTTTTTGGATCAATATACAATGCACATCCATCACAATCAATTTTTACATCGCCTGTCAATGGGGTATCAACATATTCAAGCACATAGGCTAAACCAGAACAGCCTGTCGTTTTGACACCTATTCTGATTCCTAATCCCTTGCCTCTTTTCGCAAGAGTTTGCTTTACTTTGGTTGTTGCTTTATCTGTAACAGTTATCATTGTGTTGGCATAGCACTTTGTGCCATTTGTTGAACAACTTGTTGATTTTGTGTTTGGTCTGGTGCTTGTTGTGTATCATCATGTCCTTTGAAGATAACTTTATCCCCTTGGATATTTTTAATAATAGTGTTTAACGGAGGGTTCTTTATCATATCATACAAGTCAGTAACATCTAAAACAATATTACCGTTGTCTTGTAAATACGTTAAAAACTCTTCCGTTGTATAACTACTAGGATCAATCTTACCAGTCTCAATCTCAGATTTAAGCTGATTAACAAGAACAATGAGTTTAGTACTTAACGGGTCGGTACCATCAAGTTCAAATAGAAACATATTATCTCTTTGCTCTACCTACACCACCTGATGGGGGCATGTCTGGTTCGTTGGTTGGTGGAGGAATTTCAGATTCCTCGTCACCCATATCTGCGTCCATACCAGCATCTAATCCTGCATCCATACCAACATCTGCACCTAAGTCAGCACCAGCATCAAATGCTGCATCTACGGCTTGACCAGTAAGGCCATTCAATGCATTCTTCAACGCAGTTGATGATTCTTTTAATGAAGCAGACAACGCATCTAATTGACTAGAAACTGAGTCATTGTATGTTTGACTTTCGTTAACACCAATTTCAGATTCAATGCTTGATACTAATGCAGGCAATTCTTTAACTTGCATTTGACCTACATCTTCAAGCATTTTTTGTACTTGGTCTACCATGTCCTGTGCTGCTAATACAACTTGTGACTTTTCAACTTCTTCGTTCTCAACCATGATTCTTGCTTGAGGTTGTGAACGTAATTCGTTATAATGGTCACTAAGTGCTTGTTCCATGAACACAAGTTTCATATATGAACTTGATGATTGACTGTTTTGGTAGTCAGAAGTTTGTTTTGATTCATTTATCAAACCACGAACTTTTGTAAGCATGGTTCGTGTAGATGACATGGACATCTTATCTACATTGAACGGCATTTCATATTGTTCTTTTAATACTCTAGTAGAGTAAGAGCGGCGATTGTTGTTTAGTTCAGTTAGTTTCATATTTGTATTCCAGAGAAATATATAATATATTTATCTTTTCTTTCTTTATTGTATGGATTTGTTCAACCTTTTATTTTGCCAAATCTTAGAACTTGTAACATATCCGGCTAATTCTTCAGTGATTTGCTTTCTTTCCATCTTTTCTTCTCCCATTTTGGCTAGATAAATTAATTTTTCTTCTAATTTTTTAGCCTTTTTTGCTAAATTTTGATGTATTTGAATCTCACTATCCACACTAGCCAAGTTGTTATCTAGTGTAGATATACGATTAGATTCATATATCAAGTTTTGTTGATCAAATGTACACCAAGCTACGGCATTTTTTAATATATTGAAGGATTTGATTTCAGCAACATAATCTTTTATCACTATATAACAATCGTTATTTTTTCTAATTGTATATTTGTTGAACAGAAAATAAGAACCATCTTGTCCCTGCATAATAGATATTTCGCTCAACCTAGCCATATCTGTTTTGGATACTGTTTTTTCTAATTTGCGTAATAGTTTATCACTAATCATTTGTTAATACTTTAAAATATATGTTTCTTAATTCATCACTACCATCTAAGAAAGTTGGAAGTTTATCCCATTCAGTATGGCATTTAATCATAGGAACACGGTCACAATCATTATACAATGCACCTAATTCGTTGACACCATTATAGAAAACACTCGGGTGCTGTACATTAAAATCAAAAGACCAGCATGGATATGTTTCATTTTCTTCTTGTTCAAATAAGAATCCAAATTCAGTAAATTTGTCAAATCTTATTACAGTTTTTTCTGGAATACGCACAATTTCTGGTTGGCTACGCAATGAAATTGCTTGCTGTACTGTGTCAAAATTGCTTTGAGTATTGCGTTTATAGCGAAATTCGTTGTCCATATCAGGACGGTGACGGTTGAGTACATTGGTCTGTGTAATATCAAATAAGGTATAACAGGTGATTGTGTAACTCATACTAGTATTTAACAGAGGTAAAAAAACCCTAGAAAATCTAGGGTTCTTTTAGACAGATGTTGATTAACCTGTGAATGTAGCTGAAGCTGAAACAACTACTGCATTTGCAGCACCGCCGGCTGTTAAGCCTGCACGAACTGCTGCTTGCAATGTCGCTGTAGTCCATGCTGCTGTTGGATACACAGCCATTGCCAATGTATCAGGGCCTGCAGTTGTGAACTCATAGATATAAACTGTAGCTAATTGCTGTGTAGCTTGGATAGCTAAAGAAACTTGAGTACCTGTCAATGCACCAGAAGATGCTGCTGTAACTGTGAAGTAGTCTAGTTTAGGACCTTGAGGTTGAACTGTAGCCGCAGAACTAACTGCATTTGCACCACTATTTGTGTATGCTGGTGAATCAAAGTTGATTACCGGTAGAAAGTCACCGTTTGTTTTTGTAAATTGTGCCATTTTGAAATGCCTTTTAATAAGTTGCAACCTACTGTTGCATGATAGTATTTATCATTGGTAACAAAAAAACACGGTTTTGGGTTGTTATTTTTGACTGGCCATTGCTTGTTTAACTTTTTCATCAAACTTTGCTTGTTCTTCGGGGGTTACTCCACCTTCCCTGGATGCTCTTACTTGTCCTGCTTTACCTTTTGGCATAGTTATTATATTGTCTTTAGCGGGTGCAGTAGATGATGTTGCTACGGGGGCTGTAGATGCGCCACCCCGCTTTGCTAAGGTATTATCAACATTTTTCTTAACACTTAGTAAGTCACGCTTACGTAATGTAGGTATAATTTTATTAATCTGTCTCACTCCTACCGTAGACTGCCGGTCTACTGCTGGATTAGTTTGTTGACCTGCTGCTGGATTAGTTTGTTGTGTAGATTGCACATTTGACTGTCTGCCCAATCTAGATACATTACGTTGTTGTTTATTATTTTCAAATGTCTCCCAAGCCCATTCACCCATTTGTTGTAATGCTGCTCTGCCCTTATCGGTTGGATATGATTGTTCTACTTCTTTGGCAAATTGACTAATTTTATTTTTTGATTCATCATTACTAAAAATATTACTATTCATCAGTTTAACAAAATAATATGATACTAGGTCACTTATAGTTCCATTACTTGGTGGTTGTCCTGGTTGTGAAGTATCTTCATCAACATACAAAATACTTTCAAAAATCTTATTTAAGATATCAAATGTTGTATTTTCTCTAGCTACTGCAGGGGCAGTTGGATTTCTTCCCGACTTCCAAACTACCGGTTTTCGTACGGGAGTCATACCTGCCTGTGCTGTATTAGCTGCTATTGCTAGTTTTTGTTGTCGTACTTGCGCCGGTGTTTGTTCTGCTGCTGCCGGGTTTGGTTTAGCAGTCATACCTGCCTGTGCTGTATTAGCTGCTATTGCTAGTTTTTGTTGTCTAGTTTGTGCTGCTTGTTGGGCTACATTATTTGGTGGCGTAACAGAATTTTGTGCCATCTGAGTTTGTGCTGCTTGTCCTCCTGCTTTGAGTTTTTGTTGTCTAATTTGTGCTGCTTGTTGGGCTACATTATTCGGCGGTGTAGCTTGTTGAGTAGATGACGGTTGTGCAGGTGTGCTTGTAGATTGCTGTGTTACAGGATTGGATATAGCTGATTTGTCTGCTATTTTACCTAGTTCAGTTACTACTTTTTCAATAAAATTGGTTTTTGCTCGGTCAGCAATCATATCATCTCTGGCAAGAGCTTCCTTTAACTCATTTAATTTCACGGCTTTTTCCTTAATGATTTGGTAAATCTCTGCTGATCCTTGCTCTTTATAGCACTTAATAGCTTTCGCTCTAATATCTGCGCCTGTTCCTCAGGGTAATGCTTATTAATTAACTCAAGTAGATTAATAGCACTGGTTATGATATTATGGGCTCTACTCTCAATAATGTGACTGGTGTCACGATTATTGCCTAGTTCTTCTAATTCTTGCAAGAGAGATCGGGTTTGTTTTTGCATATAATTATCTTACATGTATTTATGCGATTACCGAATAATTATTTCTTTAGTGAGTTCAATAACGATTTTAACTTTGCACCCTGTGCATCAGCATGAACTGTCCTAGTCAATGGCTCCATCATTATCTCGCCAGTAGTTTGATCAATAGTATAGTCGGTTACAGTAGATTGGGGTTTCAATGTACTCATAATGTCATTTGCACTTGGTTTTGGTGTGTAACTTGATTCACCTTCACCACCTGTATCACTAATACGCATAGTTTCAACATCGTATTCTAAATCAATCTTCATTCCTACCCCAGTTGAACTACGACTTTTCATGCATTGAATCTGATACTTGCCACGTTCACGCATACTGCGACTTGTGAAAATACCAAACACGTTATCTGCTGTGTTAATCTTACTGATACCACCTGCAATATGACTATGATCAAATTCTTGTTCGTCAACAGCACTACGATTCAACTGACTTGCAGTAACTAACAAGACACCAAGTTCCGTTGCTAGATTACGCAATTCTTCTGCTACATACTTGTCTTTGATAAACTGATCAGTTGGGCTAACATTAATACTTACTGGCATAACTAAGTCAAGATAATCAACCATTACAAAGTCAATCTTAATGCCAGTCTGAATCTGTACTTCTTTTAAATAAGCACGAATAGCATTGACATTACTCTGAGCAGGTAAATTTTTAACACGATACTTACCAGACTTCTTACCCGCTATCTTAACACGCAATTCTGTTGTATCAATATCTTTACGAATTGCTTTTGTGCCCATCATAGTCAACATTGCATCAGTACGCAATGATGTTAATAACTCACTCAATTCTAGTGTAATATAGACCCCACTCATACCAGCTAGCAACCAATTTAGTGCAATATTCATCATCACTAATGATTTACCTGATCCTGATCCACCTGCAAAAATATTTAATTCTCCACGACTCATGCCACCATATAGTATCCTATCCATCTGTGGCCAACCAGTAGATACTTGCCCACCTGAATTAAAATACTTATTTATACGACCTTTAGGATCAGCAAAGTAATCAGTACCCATGTCTTTTTGTAAACTAATCTGCACCGCATCTTTGATTAGTTTCTCAACTGGTTCAAACTCACCTTTCTCTAATAAGTCTGCTGCCTTAAGAATCGCACGTTCTAGTTCTTGCCTCTTAGTGAATGATTCAAACTCATCAAAGAACCATTCAAAATGTCCATCATTTAATTCTGGAATAGGATCAATATCTATACCAGTTGTTGCTTTGATTTGTGTTGTATCCGGTAATACCCTATACTTGTCTGTATGTGTTTTATACAACTCAGCCACTGGCCGTAGAGAACGATCAAAGTTCTCACTATTCATAATATTCATCACACGGGTATATAACTCCGCATTTGTTATCATCATCCTCAAAAATAATTTCTGAACATCAGGTGTATAATCCAACTGCTTTTTAGTTTCCTGCTTTGACAATTTTCTTCCTTTGCATTTCTATTTTAATTTTACTATTTGTTGCACTACGTAGTATACTTAACAACGTCGGTAGCTTGCCATATTTAACTACAGCATCATTCACATCTTTTACATCTGCATCCCAATCAGGTAAGCTAACACTGTATCCTAATTCTAACGCTTTGTCGCATAACGCTAGTCCTGTCTTGTCTCTGTCAGGCACTACTATAATTTGCTTGTTTAGTGTGCTTAACAGCAATGATTGATCGCTACTTATATCATCATGCATTAATGCAACACCATCGATACTTAGTGCATCAAATATGCCTTCTGTAACTATACATACACTCCAATCAGATTTTTGCATATCAATATTAAACACGTATCCAGGTTGTTGAACATTAAGATATTTAGGCGATTTGTTATCTAAAAATCTACTAGTATTTCCTACGATTTTATTTTTATAAAAATACGGGATTATAATCCTATGTTCTTTTCTACTACCATATCTTCCTGTCCCATTAGGTGTAACTACAAATGGGTAACTATCGTAATGTATTCTACGCTTTTCTAAATATTCAATATATCTAAAATGTCTAGGATTATCAAGATTTAATTTTTCACTATCTTCAGGTAAATCAACCTTATGAAATCTTATATCTTCTTTTGTTTTGTTTTGTTGTGTGAAATCCAATAAATCTTTGTGTTGTAGACTTTCTAAACTCCATCGTTTAACTTGTTGGTCATCAACACCACACCAAACTAATAGATTGCGAGTTTTAGCATTTATTGAACGGCCTAATACAAAGTAACATTTGAACCCACAGTTGAAGCAATGCATTGACCAGTTAGTACCATCAAATTTGATACCACCTCGCATACGTTTGTCTTGTCTATGACCAAAGTGGGTACAACAAACAGCATTAAAGCTAGTCCAACCAGAACTTGTTTGTTTCTTTTTACCAGGTAATATAGACAGGATATCAAACATCTATTGAGTGTAACACAATAGAAATGTTAAAGCAAATTATCTGGTCAATATATTGGTTACTGCACCCGCATTGCTAGTGAATTGCATACGGACATAAGGATGGAATCCTTGTATCACATACCCAACCGTTTGAGTAACATTGGAAACTTCTGCTGTTGTTTGAATGTCATACCAATCATTATCTACGATACTGCTACCTTGAATGGTTGTGTTTCCGTAAAACTCAATGTATTCAGTTTGGATAGTTAGTATTGGGTTGTTATTAGTACTTAATACGCTTGTAGTGTATGTGATACTACTTCCGTTGGCATTTGGACTATTAGGGAATGCCTGTCCAGTTGGAATAGTGATACTGTATGATGGGACAAAGTTAGGTAATACTGAGTTAACAATATTCATTACACCCCTTGCACCAGCATTTTGATCTACAAATACAGGAAAGTCAAACTCATTGACTGGAATTTCTAGTGTATAGTAACATTTTTGAGCTTCAATATTCTCAAGGTCTGCGGCATTTAAAAATAAAGCACATATTCCAGTAGGAGCAAACTGTAAGGTTAATGACTTTTGTATCAGAATAGTATTTCCCTCATAGTTTAGAATCCTACAAGTTATATTTTTTCCTGTAATGTCTATAGGTTTTTGCTCTTGATTTATGAACTGAAACTGGATTTGATTATCCACACCCTTATGTAAAGTTAATGGTTTTGCGTACTGTGGCATATATTTCCTCGGTGAATAGCCTGACAATAGCACAACAATGTTGCGCTGAAGGTAATAAAATACTGATGTTGAATACACAAATGTAGGCTCCTATCAAGTATTTAGTCTATATATATTAATTTAATTAAGTTTGGTTACCCGATAAATAAACAGTTAAATAAAATAATGATTCAAAACGAATTCTTCAGAAGACTTACAGAACTACACCCGTTTATCACCGTTTGCTCCTATGCCAGTCAAGATTACGTTGGAATTGTTCAGAACCGTGATGATATGGTTACCACTATATATGATTACGGCGCTATTACAGATAGCATTATAAAAGAAAAGTTTCTAGCTCTAGGAGAAATTTGGTGGTGGGAAAGTAATAGACTTATACCCATCAATCTGTTTTTAAAGGAAGATTGGATGCCTTTTAAACCCTATATTAGGACTTTTAATAACAAAAGTCTAATCGTGGTTCATGGACCAATATGCAGTATGGGTGATTTAGGTAAACGCCGCTCAAAAAGGCGTAGCATAACTCTAGTCAAGCGATTGTCCTAATAAATTCATATGCACCACGACTAGCTGCGAATAAGCTATACCATGCGCTTGTTTAAAGCTGTAACCGTCAGTTCCCTTATCCCATACTGTTTTTGCTACTTCTTTCCAGGGCAATCCGATTAAATGCTTTTTGCCAGGACGAATAACTGCTAGAAACATTGCTAATCTTGGGATGCTATCTATGGGTTCTGGCATCTTCACTAAGTTGTAATACTGATTATTCAAGTGGATTAGTTTCTCAACAAAAGATTTATCCTTAAGTTTACTCCAATCAGGCTCAATCATCAATTCATTGAGATGTTGTTCATCTCTGACATTCTCATAGACATGAACATTCAATAAGTCTAGTTTAAAGTATCCACGCTTTTCTGCTACTGTATAATCAATACTTGCTATGTCATTGATAGGGTCATAGGGAATAGGGGTAACATATACACCGGTCGCATGTTTGCGAATAGGATTAACATTACGCATTGCTGCACTAGTATGCTTAATCAGTTCAAGCAATTTATTTCTTGAACCAAAATCAATGTCAATGTCACTATCTATTCTCATCGTGGTTTAACCAATCCTGCTTTCATTAACTTCATGTACGCCTGCTGCACCACAATAGCTTGTCGTTCAGCATCTTCTACTGCCTTGTGTGTCGTAACATGATTACCGTCTCTAAGACTAACACCAGTGATATCAAACAATGTTCTTGTATCTCTGACATTACCGAAAGACCAAGGTGGTATTTCACCAAGCTGTCGCCAAGCATGTTCCATAACTACAATGTCAAATGGAGCGCCATGACTCCATGGCTTACCATGATTCCAACAAAAGTTATGCAGTTTTTTCATTGCCTCCCTAAATGGTACACGATCTTGATCACCTAGAGCTTCTTCAATCGCTTCTGGGCTTTGTTCACTCCACCAGTTTAAAGTTGCATCATTGACACTACGATTGTAAATATCTGTTTGATCTTCAATCGTAGGTCTAATTTCAATCTTGCTAACAATTCCCTGACCACGCGGGTCAAACAACACTGCACCAATTGTAAGAATCACACAATCTGGTGTCGTGTTCAAACTTTCAATATCTATCATAATATCCATTTTATTTTCTCTCTATGTTTGAGTATCACATATGCCACATTTCATACATTGTTATAAATTTATCATCCCACAACTCTATTGTAACACATCCTCCAACTAAGGAGAAGTCCCAACCATGATGTCTTTCACCGAAATTTCTTCTCATCCATTTTACTATAACAGAAGGATCTTCTTTATGATACCAGCAATCTCTGTTGTATACTGTTTTGACACCTGATTTATATTTTGCATCCTTGCACAAATGATTTTTTGCACTAGGATATGCAGGAGAATATGATATGGTTTTTAGAATTGCCATACTAGTTGTCAACCCATTCTTTTTCAAAGATTGTTAAATGTTTTTTATTTAGAAAATGTATTTCACAATATGAATCTCCAAATTTACCCTGCACTAATCTCATATACCAATTTTTTCCTTCCCACCAAATTATTGGTTTACTCTCGGTCATTTTTCCAATATGCCGTTGTAACCACAGTAACACAGATACATAATCTGCACCATATAAGTGTGCGATAAAAGGTAATTTTACCATCGTAATCTTGCAAGAATGTAATCACGCTCATATCTAAATTTAATTTTAAATTCAGCATGGCTCCAAATATACAAACAATGTCTATTTGATTTTTGTATGTTTGTTAGTATCCAATCTATTATCTCTTTCATTTGGTCCAAATAATCTACTTCATTAAGTTCAATAACTAGTTCATGCCAGCCCGGTCTAATATCTTTCCAATGTCTTTCTGTCATTGGAATTTTAACAAAAATATTAAGTATTTTTTTTCATCTACTACTTGATAACCGTCGGTAATGTTACCACCAACAATATACAGTTTGATTCCGTATTTAGTTTGAATATAATCATCAAAAAGATTAACATCAAAATTTGACTTATCTTCCATGAATTCTACTCTTACTAACTTGAGTAAACTCCAATATCTCCAACGATTCTTTCTGAAATTAATGTTTGGATCATCGTCATCATAATCTTGAAATGATTTTGTTATATTTGTCATAACCATCTCAATGCAAAATATGTACTATATTCTTCTTTATAGAAATTAAACACAGCGCGGCGGTCTCTTGTATCATGTGTGGAAGAACGATGATATGCCCAATCAAAATCTACTCCATCAGTCCAACCATACCGTTTCATCTCATGCACTATATTTATAATTTCAATTGCACTCTTGTGTTGGATAACTATAGTTTTCATTCCCACCTCAACAAAAACAATGTTAAATCTTCATCACGAGTAAGCATTATCTCACATTGTTTAATGTTATCTATCCAACGATTACTTTCGGTTTCATCATCATATCCCGAATTGCCATAGTTCTTTTTACACCACTTCTTTATTTCTTTGGTGTCAATATCTTCTTGTCCCTTCCAAGAAACAGTATGTATATTAACTTTGCTACCGAAATAGCGTTCTGTTCTGTGTACGAATTTACTCATGACCACCTCAATGCTGCTATTGTAGCATACTTGGCATGCTTGCGTCTAATCTTTATGGTTAAACGATTCTTAGTAGCATCCGTATTGGCCATACCCCAGTTCCAATCCCACCCCTGTTTGCCTACATGTTCTTCCAACCAAGGGCGGTAGTGATCGTTGGGGTCAGCACTATCAACATACTCAAACTCTGGACCATATCCAGAATATCCGTCTCTATGGCTTGGACCAACTTTTACTTGACCTTTGGGCCATGCCACATTGATAACTGCACCTGGCATAAATCTCCACCAAAGTTTGTCTTTGATGTTGAGACCACACGGCATCCAACCTGTTCTAGGAAACCAATAGATACCGAGGATTTCACGCTTGCTCATGCCCATCTCAACGCAAAATGTATTGCGTCTTTCTCATCTTTGAATATGAAATCCATATAATCTTCTGTACAATGTGTGTTAAAATTATCACCGGGCAATCCAAACTTTTCTATTGCCCAAGCACAAGTGTCGTTCCAAGTAGGGATGCCGCTACTTACAGTCCATGATATACGAACTCTAGTACCCTGCATCTTTAAGAGTGGTGTTGACTCGTTTTGTAACATCTATATCTCGTTTAAACTTAATTGCCCATTGTTCTGGGTTGATATAATCAATAATCATTTTAACATGTCCTTCATTTAATGTATCTAAAAATCGGGTACCACTGGCACTTTGATACAACAGCCACGGGCTAATCTTACCAGTTGTGATGGCATAACATATTTTGTTTGCATTTCCATAACGCAACATATCATGCGGTTGTATGTTTGCATCTTGAGCCATGCTGATACAATTCTCTACACTACGGTGTATCGCATCAAATGGATCCTCATGCCTTAAATACTCTATCAGATACTTGGTGTAAGTGCTGTCACTGCACCAATTGTCAATCTTAATCTGATTCTTCAATAGCCAATCAATGTATTGTGGAATATTAATTGCATTAATACTAACACAATAGTTACCAAACTTAACAAAAGCTACATAATATGCACTACGAATAAATTCTTCTTGTGTGCGATTCTTTCTACCTGCTGAGTTCTTTTTATAAAAATCTAACCAACATTGGAATGCAATTCTATTACCGTGATTATCTTTGTCTAACCATCTACGCTTTGGTTCGCATATATGCCTAAGCGTGGTTGACTCTTTGAGAAATTCTCTCTTACAAAATTCGCAGCCATACTTCACTGGCTTATCAATTGCCGAGGTCTCTTTCATATTGCTTAAGTTGCTCATCACTAATAGTTTCATTTAATGCCTCAATATCACACAGTTTCATATTAGGAAACAATTCTGCTAATTTAAGTTTGCGCTTTTGTCCAGATACAAACGCTTCACTAACCGCATCAATATCATCACCATTTGCTTTGGGATATATCTTCTTGTAATACTCTTTGATATCTTTTAGTTTAGCTGGTGTTTGTAATTTACTTACCTTAGGACTAATGTTAGGTATCCACTGATGATATTGTTTACCTACTCCCGGGCTACTTGCACACATCATTAACCATTGTAATTTTGGGTGCTTCTGCACATTCTCGTTGAATAGATACTTGTTTGCATACTCTGCTGTACTCATTACATAGTATCTGCTCAATCCTTCACCGCCTTTAATAGCACTTAACCATTGGATCATTGTGAAAGGCACAAACTTCTTTTGTTGTTCAGGTGATAATCTGTCAAAGAAATCATAGTCTTTTTTATCCAATGCTGCAAGGACCTCAAACAAGTCTAAATCTTGTTTGTCAAACTTTTCATCAACCGGGACTGCTGCTTTTCTTGTTGCCATAATTAAAAACTTTGCCCGTAATCCACTATCTCACAATTACGACTAATCTCTTTTACAAAATAAACACATTCGGGTTTAGGACCATCATTCAGTGGTACACATAAGAATTGTCCATTACGCAATCGCGGAGCATACCATGTTACATCGTGATAGATATCTACAATCTCAATGGGTAGAAATGTAGGACTAAAACTAGTTAAGGGATTAAACTCAAATGCATTAAATCCTCTATCATTGATACTTGTTAAGGGCAATGTTTCTAAATCACCATGCTCTTTTTCACCAATCAATATCTGCCAGTCCACTGGCATCTTAATTGTATGCTTACCAATCTTTAATACAAGTGCCGGAGCATTAAAACTTTCTAAAAAGATTAATGGGATATAATGATAATCCACGTTTGAAGGGTTTGAATTGTCTAGTATAGCAAATCTAAAATCATCCACTTCTTCGGGTAGGTTTTCTAAGTTATATTTTATGTTGTCTAAAAGAAGTATGTTCATTATTTATTATATCATTTATATGTAAGTTTTTCAACATCAAACGGGTAATTGGCTTCACGGTAAAATGTTTTTCGTTGGGTAAGATGTCGTTTAGCAAATTTACAGCTACTTGTTATATCCCAAATTTCCACGTGATCCTTATCTTCGGCTTTACGAATTCCACGCCCGATACTCTGTATTACCCTGACAAAACTCTTACCCGGTTCAATCAGAACAAGGTTAAAGATTCGTGGAATGTTAA